CTCAGAATCATACTACACGGGAATGTACAATCTGTTGTATTGAAATGAATTGCAGGGCTATCAATAGTGCCTACTTCCAAGGGAGTACCGTCTAGTTTTAAGCCCGGTATATTTATCTCACTCAGTTTAAATTCCAAACATCTTACTTTTGCGGTTCCATTAAAAATGGAATACCTAATTTTTGCACCGCCTTTACCGGGGATACTTGAGGTCTTTGTAAAAGTCGTACCATATTCAATGCTGTTAATTGGTTTAAAGTAAAGTCCATCAAACGCCCCAATCACCATATTGAGAATATTCTTATGCCCTTGTTCGGAAGGATGCACACCGTCATTTGAAAAAGATGATTCATACAGCATACCCTGATATGCTGGTATAACACTAAATCCCAATTGAGCGGCTGAATACATCCAAATTCTGATTGCTTTAATTACACTGATGTAAGTTGTTGATGTATGAATTCCCTGCTGATGACCTTCCCATGTCCATCCCATAGGACAAACAACCACGTTTTTACAGTTTTCAAAATTGCTTGCTATAGCACTCTGAAAATCAATCATGCCCTGACTGATGTCATTTTCAGCAGAGTTTCTGTCGTTGTAACTTCCACCCACAATTATTTTGACAACGTTTTTCTTTTCATTTGTTGTCATTGTGTCAGCTAATGTGTTTAACATATTTGTATATGTTTTAGTTCCGTCAGCTTTAAATCCATATCCGCCAATGGCACTCAATTTAACAGTGTATCCATTTTTTTCAAGAGCACTTTTGAGCATATACGCCCATGAATATTCTCTATTAGCGATATTCTCTCCTGCACCATAGCTGTCTCCCAAAATAAGAACAGTAGGTTTATTAACTCTCGCCAACGCCCCCTGTAATAATGCGTCTGAAATGATTTCCGAAAGTTCTCCGCTAGCTTTCATTTCATCTAAGATTTTTCGCACTTCTTTATCAATTTCAAGTCTTGCAAAATAATCTGTTACAAATTTTTTCAGCTCTTCAAACTTTCCCTCGAGATTATCAAAATCTTTCTGCATAGCCACCCATTCATCAACTAAATTCTTTACGGTTTCAATAATCCATGTCAAGTTCATTTCATGAAAATTTGTATACGGAAATTTAAACATTTTCTTACCTCCTTTAATATACCATCAGGAAAAACTCTTCCTTAAACATTTCAGTAATTTTACTCAACGCACTCATAGATTTTTCAAGTTTGAAATCCAACACTTCAAGTTCTGACATCCCCGTAGATTTTGTTTCTTTCTCCGTTTCTGCCGTTTCATTCGTAGAATTTTTTGTGTTGTTGTTTGTTTCATCATAGCTAGCCTTGCCCCCGTAAGTAATGGTTGTGCTTCCTTTATCCACAAGTGACGTAGAATTAAACCCCGCCACTTTTTCGGCTGTTGAATCTGCCCCACTCGTCCCACTATTACTTTCCTGTTTTAAATTTTCTCTATCTTCTGTTTCAGATTTTCCTTTCCTGTCTCTCGTAATCGTCTCTGTTTTTGCACCCTCTGTCGTGGAAATAGCAAGTTCTATATCATAGATGATTGAGAACAATCTTTCATTCACTGAAGCCCACGAATTTAAAGCCAACGCCATTTCAGTAGGGGACGGTATCAGAACTTCCAGTTCAGCACATTTCAACAACACATAGTTCTGAATATTATCCTTTCCAATATCATTCACCATATTGACAGGTAAATGACTTATGAAATTATCTTTCAACAGATTCTCATTCCATGCTAGCAGACCCTGTAAGTAAAGTTCCCCGGGCATTATTCCCACCTCCTTCATTATGACGCAATTTAACGCTGAGGTCAAGATTGAACATTTTGTTGGTTTGCTCAATCCCCTCTTTTAGTGTTTCAAGCCACAGTTCTGCTTTTGTGAGGCACTCAATATTATTACTGTTTACCTCATCTACTATCATACGTTCTTTTTTGTCACTTCTCACGTTTGGTATACCGACCTCATTGCAAAACATTTCTTCCCACCGTCTCAACGTGTCCTGCAATTCTGGGGCAATAAAATTCTTTTTTAAGTCATTGTTAAAAAAATCTAACGGGATATTGTCATTTCCCATTTTCAGTTTTTCATCATAGAAAACCCCTAGCTCACCCCTCATCACCTGGTCAAGAATTTTCTTCATTGATTCAGCCTGGCTTTTTCCTCTCACAGCGAAAAGGAATGATAGCTTGCTATTCATGATATTCATTTCACAAGATTCAGCAGTCATAGCCATATTATCTGCATAGTAATTTACGATATCAGAAACACCACTATAATCTGGCTGTAATCTGATAAGAGAACACTGAGTGCCAATTTTAGGTTCTAAAATTCCAGTCAATAGAGGATTGACAATTATGGCATGTGTGGGATTGTAATAGATATTATACCCTCTCAATCCACAATGCTGACATATAACACCAAACTTGTCCGTATTCACAATTGCCAGATAGCCATTTAAAAACACCGAGTACAGAAAATAATTCTTATCCCACATTTCAGGTAACTCAAATTCAAACTCAGACATAACTTTCTCGAGTAAATACTTCTTGAAAAACGTGAACATTTGAGTGTTTTTTGTGTGAAGAGTTGACGGACTGCAAGACGAGTTAAACAAATTTATCATTTCGTAACTGTATGGCATCATATCACCCCCTTATAAATACTGAACTCCAGTATTGCGCTTTTACATATCTATCAGGCTGATTCAGGTCACCGGGTCTGAGATAATTGTACATGAACGCATTTGTTAGATATTTTAAATCATAGTTTCCAGTTGCCCATTGTCTCCATGTTATTGGATAACTAGATGTCTGATACCACTGTGGTTCAATACCTCTATGTGCATCTCCCACACTTTCCTGATATTCAGCAAACAAAACAGCACACTGTTTTCCCCCATCGTACCAATCATCATGCCCCCCGTACAGCACGTCTAAAACTGTGAGAAGATTCTGACCGGGTGTCCACTGTACAAGACCTCTTCCCGGGCCTGCCGGAGTAGTACCGCCACCAACTTCAATTAATCCGGGATTCATGGTACTTTCTTTTTCCATGTTCCCCAAAAGTGCCATTCTTGCTGACGGGCTCCATCCTCTTTCCTTAAAGTAGTTGTTAATATTGACTGCATTTTGCTTCATTTGTTCTAGTGTAAAATATCCGTTCTCTTTGTCTGTAACTATCACATTCCATTTTCCAGACGGTAGGGGGATTTCTCCACCGCTACCCCCAGAGCCCCCAATGGAAAGACCTATTAATAATGCCGAGTTGTCATTTCTGATGCTTCTATGCATAATAAACACCCCCTTCTAACAATGATTTAACTCTTGATATCTCATCTGAATAAGCTCCCGTAATATTCATATCCCCATGTTCTACCAGATAATATCCTGTTCCCAATGATTTAAAAGTACCACGTTTCATATAGGGTCTCCCATTCTCACTATTGTCCTCGTCAGTGACTGTTAGGAAATACTGAAAAAATGATATCCATCCATCGGTTCCTATAGTTGAGCCGTTAGACCCTTTTGACGACACTGTAGGAAGAAACTCACTTACAGCGTTCCCGATATACCCAACTCCTTTCATGAGTTGAGCGGAAGCAATACTACCGAGTGAGGCTACAGATGATATCACACCCTCAAGAGGATTGTTTCGAGCTTCATTTATTTGTACAGGAACGCCATACATGCCAGAACTATAGCCGAGTAGTGCATTATTATTAGTAAACGAGATGTCATATATACCTGTTCTGGGGTCTATTCGAAAATCAACATTAATTGGAGAGTTAATATTTATTTTATTGGTGTCAATCTGCATTACACCGAACAGCCTAGATGCTATTTCCAATCTGTGATATGCCCCATGGTTTAGATAATCACCTCTGGAAGCCTGAGGATGGCTTGACAATGTCACACTACGTTGTAGTTTGTATGCTAAAAGTGTATTCAATTTTGTACACACTGCAGGAATTTTCCAATATCCTAACGGAAGCTCTGATACTTCTGTTCCGCCAGGTATACCGAAAGGCATCCACATACAATTAGACACGTACTGGAATGGGTTCATAACAATTTTAACAATGGAATCTTTTATTCCAGATTCTTTGATATCCGCCCAATCAATGTCGCCGAATACTTTCTGACAGAACGTTGTGAAATCTGTTACTTGAAATTGATAATATTCTAATGCTCCCTCTTGACCTACTACTGTCAGTATAATGAAACCTGTTAACCAACCTGTGCTTGCACCCTCTGGCAACACGCTAATTTCTTGCGCCTTTTTTGTGTAACCGGATTTTGCGGGGTAAAAATTATCTATTACAGAACCATCAAAAGTGGCACTACTTCGTAAAATGTAAAATTCTTCTTCTATGATTTCACTTTTGAAGCTGGCTAAAACATCACACTCTAATGAGCAAATCCATAGACCCTCTTCAAACGTCCAGTCTTTTACAAAATAATATCTGTTAAACTCTTCAATATAACAGTAATTCAAATTAGTTGGATTCCCGGAAGCATCGTTATATTGTACGCTCAGCGTTGGACTTGAAATAGAAGAGGGGCTACGTAAAGCCCCTGTTCTAGTCACAACAGCAGAAGAATCTGGAGGAACCCATGTAGAATTTTTACGTTTTCCTACATTGTAAAAATGAACTCTCACGCTGTCACCACCTTATTAATCTAATAAGAACACTACTCCATTTTCGGTGAAGTCGTTGTAGTATCTGTCATTGAAATGCCAGAAAATGTTACTGTATCCACCTCTCGCATTAAACGGTGACGGTGCAGACCATTCACCATAAGTTGTAATGCCAACCGCTTCCTCGTCGAATAACACGCCGAAAATGTTAGAAGTAGCTGTACCATCAGTATCCGAAACAACATTACCAGAAGCGTTCATATATGATGCTTTTACATGGATACCGTCAGGGGTGTCAATGTTCTGCCAAAATCCAACTTTCTCGTGGTCAGCCATTTTCAAATAACTGTCGTTGAAAATTGAGGACATAACAGTAGCATCAATATTGTTAAGTTCCTCTGAATACAGATACAGTTTCTGTTTGTTGTATGGCGTATGTCTGGAAATCTCTTTTCCTGTCACGTTAATGTGGAACTTTTGTGTTCTCTCAGACATCCAGTCGGACACTGTTTTGATGTAACCTGTCACCCACTTCATGAACGGCACAAAATTTTCTGGCTGTTTTACCGTGTCAGTTGTCAGTGAAGTTCCTGCTACATCATTGTATTTTGTCACAAGATGAATAACATTGTCTGTGTCCCCTTTAACTTTACCCCCGATAAAGTTCGCAAGCGTCATTCTTGCCGTTGCTTCATGTGCCTGCTCAATTAAATCAGATGCGTTCGTCATAACCATAGTAACAAACCTCTGAAATTCCTGTTCATTTTGTAAAGCAACGTTTAACTGGTCTCTAAACAGTGTAATCTGTCTCTGGTAAACGTTCTGCCCATAGAAATTTGTCTGTAGTATTTTTGGAATAGCCACCGCCTGGTCGTCCACACTCTGTCCGTCTTTTAAGTCATATCTATCATCGTTATCCCAATCGGAATCCGCAATATTGAGTTTTCTCACGTGATTTCCGAATTTCATGCTATCCTGATATAAACCCTTAAACTTTCGTGAATATGGCCGGATAGAAAAAATGGTTCTACTGAGAACCTGAGAAATTGCATTCAATAGCGGGTCGATTCCTAACCCTAGTGCTACTGTAGCGACAGAAGTAAAATTGTTAGTTGCAATCACACTAATTGCTTTGTTTCCTGTTGCCTGATTTACAATTTCATTCAGAATGGAGGCACTATTAAAACTTGCCACGTTTGGTGCTCCCGCTAGTAAGCTTGACCCTGTATCCATAATATCACTCCTTTACTGGTGGATTAATAATTGATGCTAACATATCGTCCGTTGTCGGTGGTTCTGGAATCTGAGAGTTACTCAGGTTACCCACCTGAATCAATCTAGTAATTTCATCTAACCGATTGTCCAGAACGCCCATACGCTGATTAAAAACGTCCTGAGTATTACCCGGAACCTGTGCCGGAACTGATACTGGTGCTGGTGCTGATGCCGGTGTCGGTGTCTGAATCGGAGCCGGAGCCGGAGCTGATACCGTACCTGCAATCTTGATGATGTCCTGTTTGCTAAATCCTGCCCCTGCGAGGGCGATGATATCCTCGATTTTCATAATGTCACTCCTTTTTTGTTAGATATTTTTTATTACAGAAACCCGCATAAATCTTTCCGCTGTCTGCGTATTCGCAAAGATACCAGTTCATGGTGATATCTGTGAACCCGTAACAAAAAATAGTACGTCCTTTTGGCATCTCTACAATGATATCTGCGTTTGTATCTGGTTTATCACGCAACATCAGAGGGGAATTCTTTGTGCTTATCTTGTATTCGCCATATACGTCACAGTCTGGTATAATGTCAATCATTCCGTACTGTTCTTCCATATCGGGGTCTAGTAGAATTTTTGCACCTAATGGCATGGTATCACTCCTTTACGTCCAGTTTGTCTGCAAGTTTCTGAATTGCCATCGTGTTGTTGTTTAGAACCTCTGTGAGGTTGTGTATCTCTTCTTTATGGTTTTCAGTCTCCCTGTACCATAAATAAAAGGTTACTGCAAGGCACGCTACCGGTACACCTAAAGAGCTAAATAGCTGACTTACTGCCTGAATCCATTCCATATTGTCACCCCCTCTTTTGAATTGAGGGGAAGTGCTGTGAGCCAACCAAGCTCATGTACACGGGTTCCGCCCGTTGGTTTTGTACCACTCCCCCTACAATGATAGAGTATCACATCTTGAAATAATTGTCAAGTAAATATTTTGATTCGATATCAGAAAAACTCACTAACCCGTCAAGGTACATCCCCCAGACCCATACGAACTTGTGCCGGAAAGCTGTTAAATCTCTTGTTGACGTGGAATAGGTAATCTGGGGTGAGCCTTGTAGGTGCTGTGTAATATACAGTTTTTCCTTGCTCTTGTGTGTGTATATGGTTATTTCTCCAACTGTCACAATGGGGACGTACTCATTTATGGGTTCGGATTTAATGTCCGAATAGTCCTCAGCATAGAAATCATTCTGAATTGACATCTTGTAAAAATCACTGTCTTTACCAACCATTCTGTACACAGCCGTCTCAGATTTCGCCTGTGAAATCGGGGAGTTGGCAAGATTGATAAGGATAATACCCCTATCAGGCAGATAACTGAA